AATTGATATTAAAGCCCTCACTAGAATTAATATCTACTGATTCTTTAGGCTTACCATAACGATAACCAAAGTATAAATTCATAGCTCTACCATCTCCCTTTAAAATCATTTCTCCTAACTTCTTAATAACATCATCATTACTGATAATACTATCTAGCTTTTCTATTAGCTTTTCCTCATCTACCTTTTTGGGTCTCCCTGCTCCTGTCCTTACTCCTCCATTTTTTTTTCTACCATCCATATATTATAGCTTTATATTCTAATTCTTGTTTTATTTCTTTTAACATATAAGCAGCATCATCATTGTCGCCATTTTCTATAGCTTCTAGTACTATTTCTAAGTCTCCTATTATTTGGTGCATTATTGAAAAAATATTGTTTAATCAATTATATAACGAAAAAAATTTATTGTTTTATATAATCTCCAAACTGTTCATCATATCCTACTTGGTCTTTAATTTCTCTATTTCTATTATATTGATCCTTGTACCATTTCTCATCTCTACTATTTTCTAGTTCTTTTTCTAAGTTAGCCAATGCCCTCCAAGCTATCTTTGCTGAGTGAAGCTGACCATCAGTATCTATTTTACCTGCTTCAAATAAATGCCTTGTAAGTGCATCTAATTCATCTGTGCTTTTATTACGATCCCAATGTAGAGGTTTATCAGGATGATGCTGCTGATTTCCTGCATACGATACTTTAGCAACCTCAGCTAGAGCTTTAGGAAAGTATTTTATTAGTCCTGTATATATAGGTATTTGTTTTCTTTTATCTTTGTTAGTTTCCAAATCTATTTATTATATTTTGTGTAAAGATCAAGCATATATTGGTATTGGTCGTTTTTACTTTGATAATAATTCAAGTAATGTTTTTTTGCAATTTTTTCTATAATTTTTAAATTTAGTCCTCCTGTTTTAATATCTAATTTTTTTAAAGAATCTATAAGTCTAGCTGCATAAACATTGCCAAATTGATTAGGATATTTTTTAAAAATAGAACAAACATTATATACTCTGGAAGCTGTATCTAAATTTATCTGGTAGTTATGATTTTTTAGACTTAATTTTGATCCTCCAATATTTTTATTTAATAAATCTATAACATTCAAAGTTGTAAATTTATTGTTTGTTTCAATATTCCATTCATAAGCAATTTTTAATGCTTTTTTACAGGTGCTACAACCAAGAGCAGCATTTCTTTTACAGAAATCTAATGCAGTCCATTGTTTACTTACTTGGAGTTCATCTATATAATTTTGATTTGTTTTTCTTGATACAATAAAATCTACAGAAATGTTTAATGTTTTTAGTGCCTCTAGTCTATGCTGCCCATCTATTATAGGATATTTATTGTCTAAAGAATCTTTTTCTGCTACCAACAAAGGCATTTGCTGTCCTATTTTATCAATAGATACTTCAAGTCTTTTTTTGTTGTTTTCATTAATAGGTCGGTTTCCTAATATATACTTAAATATATTGTACTTCTTTGTTTTTTTTACTTTTAAATCTTCCATTTTGTTTATTTATGTTATTATTATAAAACCTTTTCTTTCCACTCCCAACTCTTAATAACTCTTTCAAGATTATTGTATATTTCTTCATCTTCAATTATTTTTTTAACTAAAGGTTTATCTAACTTTTTTTGGAGGGTGCTGCATTTATTTTCTAAGTAATGGATTCTATCTATTTCATCTATTCCTAGATCACTTTTGAAAGAGAAGATATTTAGTATCTCTTGTATTTGTTTATTATGCTTTTTATATACTTCAAAGTTTTTTCTGCTGTGTATTAGTGTAGCGTGATTTACTGGCTTGTTTTGGTTCTTAAAAAAAAGAGCAATACTTACCCATCTCATTCCTAATTTATCTCTTAGGATATATATAAGTAAAGCTCTCATCTCTACTAACTTTCTTTTTCTTTTATTAGTAAATATATTTACGCCTGATAATTCTTTTATCTTATTGGCAATTTCTATTGGTTTTAAATTATTCATCTCGTAATTTTAATAGGTTATAACATTCTACATATCTCTGTCTTGCCTTGCCTTTGTATTCTTTTTTAAATAGTTCGTATAGTTTTTTAGTGTACTGGTATTTTGTTCTGCATCCTTTATAGTATTTTTCAGCAAACTTCTTTCCTTTGCCTTTAAAGTAATTTACATTGTCTGCACTATCCCCTGCTATCATTTGCTCATAGAAGTTATAAAGAGCCTCCTCTTGAGTAATGTCTAATACTTCTTTTTTATGATAATTCCACATCAAGCAAGGAAATTGTTTATAGTCTTTGTCTATTGCTACTATTAAGGCTTGGTCTTTTCCTGCATTGTCGTTTATTTCCCTCCAATGTTTTGCGACCAGATCATCAGTTTCAAGTCCATATCCATACACACTATTATAATTCTTTTTAACATACTCGTGCATTTGGTGTAATAGTGGAGGAAGCTCCTGCTTTTTTCTATTGGCTTTATATTTGGGTGTGATTTTTTTTCTGAAGTTTCCTTTGCTGCCATTAAAAGTAATTACATTCTTCACATCATACACCTCATCTATATCGTTAATTATTTTCATAAACTGCTCATCAAATTTATTTGCAGCATCTTTAATATCTCTATAATATTTATCTTCAAGCTCCTCCCCATTATGTCTAGTTCTATAGCAACTAGCAAAGATTAAGCTATCTGCATCTACAAGTAATATCATTTTGTAATAAGTATATATATGAAAACTACTATTAATCCAATAATAGAGATTAATGTTACTTTCATTGTTTCTTTATATTTAAGGTCAGACCTCCCTTGCCTTGACCTGTATTGCCTCTTTTTCATATATGCAATATACGAAATTATTAACAAAGATTTAATAACTATTCAAATTAATTCTACTTGCCTCGTTTTCTTTGAGAAGATAGACTTCTTTTTTAAGTCTTTTTTTAGTCCAAAATGAAGTATCAGGACAATAGAGTTTTATTAGCTGTGGCATTTTTAAGTTGTTTAGCCAATACATAAAGTTTCCTTTTGGATCATTTACGAAATATAACTTGACTACATCTTCAGGGAGTTTCATAAGAGCATCATATTTAGATTTCTCTAGCATTTTTTCTTCATAATACTTATCTCTAAATTTCATTTCAATAACACACTCACGCCCTTTAGGAGTTTTGCCTTTAGCATCATAAGACTTAAACTTTTCTCCAGTCCATTCTAAATCCCAACCATCTAGGTTTAATATCATTACTACAGCTTGTTCCCATTTGTGTATTTTAGCTATCCCCATTCTCCCAGATTTTATTCAAATCTACTATCCATTGTTTTATTGTTTTGGGGGAGCAGGTGCAAGGTAAATAATACGAGTGCTTTTTATACTTGCTGTGGAAGTACGATACCATTTCAAACTCTTTTCTTGATAGGTATGATTTTTTACCCATTCTAAATTTAGTCCATTTTTTAAAGTCATCTTTTTCAAATTTTACCATCTTTTAATTTTGATTTTATTTAGAGATTGCTTTCTTTTATCACAGTCGCATTTTTCATATCCCATTTTCTTTGCTACCCAAGTAGCTAATCTTTTGCCTTGACCTACTGTAATTATGTTTATTATTTTCTCTACTAAGTTTCCTAATTTCATAATAATTTTTTTAATCTATCTTTAACTCTGTTATAAGTATTATAAAGTGAGTAGTATGGTATTCCTGTTTTCCTTGCTAGACTTGCTATTGATTCTCCTGCATTTATCATAAGAAATACTTTTTTGTCATACCAGTACATTTTATCTAAATCATCTTGGATTAGTTTATATTTAGCCATATAGTCAATATCATTAGTATAGGCTCTTAACTTTTCTGTTCCTACTTTATGTATCTTTTTGCCTTTCTTTAAGTCTATAAACATCCATCTAAGGCAATTAAATATATAGTAATAATTAATATCATCCTCTCCATAAGAAATATCTAAGCCTTTTTCTAGTTTAAGCTGCATCTTAATATACATTTCCTGTACCAGATCACGACTTGTCTCAAAGTCTAAACCAAAAGACATACAAATATCTACCCAGTCCTTATTCTTTTTGAATAACAACCTCATTGTTTTTTCTACCATAACTTTTCATTATCCTAAAGGATCGTATAAATCCCCTACAATAGTTGGTAGTCCTATCTCATTTACTTCAAAGCTAAATGTCTCAAAACCATAGCCTCTACTTCTTTTACATCTTACTGTAATTCGTTCTTTATGTACGCTGTTTTGATCTAGTTCAATTTGTGTTTCGGTTTTCTTTTCTAGGAAACTTCCTAAATGTCCTGTTGGTTTGCTTGATCCAAAGTTACTATGAATAACTGTAATTATATGTATATTATAATTTTCAGTCCATTCCATTAACTTCTGAATAACTGCATTAGCCTCCTCTATATTATTTACATCATTACAGAGATCAGCTATTCCATCAATAATACAGCATCCTATATTCTTCTTTGTCTTTAGGCTGTGTTCTATAAATTCTATTCTTGTTCTGGGAGCAAGTGTTCTTAGACTATAAGTATGATAGCATCCCTGCTCATACTCTCTATTCATATCTAATACTCTTTTAAACACTCTTTGACAATGCCACTTGCCTTGTTCTGTATCAAAGTGTAATAAACATCTTCCATTTCTATGTCCTCTTATGTCTCCACCAAAGTTATTTCTACCTGATAGATATACACTTGCCAACAAAGATACAAAAAAAGTTTTTTTAGTTTTAGGAGCTGCTTGAATAAATGAAAAAGAACCATAAGTTCCTATTGGAATTGGAACGAGTTGATCTCCCTGTCTTGACTTTAATAATTTTTCTCCTAGTGAAATTGCGACTGGAGGGTAAGATAATTCTTTGGTTGTATTTATGAAACAGTCTTTTTCGATCTGTTCCATTTTATTAATATTGTAAAATAAGTCTGAGGGTTTGTTTGTCATTTAATAAAGATAAAAAAAAAAGGGGAGAAATTAATCCCCCCTATTTGTTAAAATGGTAAATCTTCTTTTTTGTAAGCATCTTCTGTTCCTGCTATGATATGGTCTGTGTTTTCTTCCTTTTCAGCAAGAGCCACATTTCCATCAGTCCAGACAACTTTGCCATTTCCTAGTGAGTGTTTTTGTTTTTTAGCTTCTCTTTCTTCTTTAGACTGAGAATCATAAACCCAAACATTATTACCAAATCTTGACTGGTCGTTTACAGAAACAGTTAAGTTATAATAAACTGATCCATCTTTACCTTTTACAAATTTTTCTTTTGGTAGCTTATCTACCCTAATAAACGCATTAATTAATAAACTCATAATTTTAATTTTTAAATGATTTTTGTGTTAATTTTACTAATTGATCTTTTTGATCTTTTGATACTGAGTAAGATTTCTCTATATAATCCCAGTCTTTACCTGCCTCTAATACTTTAAGTACATCGTACCAGTCTTTAGTTCCTTTAGTGAGCTTAGGTTTTACCTTATGGTCATTAATGGCATCTGCATCCTGAGTATCATCTATTAAAAACAGATTTCCTAAAGCATATTTTTTACCATAGCTACTAGCTGTTCCAAATCTTTGAGGCATTTGCATACCTTTCTGGTTTAGATCAACTGCTACTATAGCACTTGCTTTATACCTACTTAAACCATCAGTAATAATTGCTGTTGATTTTATAGTAGATGTATCAATTAGTTCTTCTTTAATTCTAATTGATAATTTCAATGGCATTAGAAAAGGCTTTACTGCTTCTAATATATCTTCAGCAGTCCTATAATAATACCTACCAAATTTATTAAACTTGGTTTTTTTAGCTTTTAGTTCAGTTTGAACCTTAGCTAATTTTTCATTAAGTGATAGTTCTTTTTTCATCTTCTAATTTTTCTATTTGAATTTGTTTAAACTCTAACATATTTTCTAGTTGCTCTATTTTTCTAATTAAAGCATCTATACGATCCCTATAGTACCCTACCATAAGGTTGTTATAGTTATGTCTAATATTTGGATTCATACTCAGCTTTTAAATTATCTAAAGCTCTCCTCCTAATATCTAAAGCTCTATTATGTCTATCTCTTTCTTCTGTGTGATATTTAATATCCCATTCACAAGATTCAATAGTCTTTTCAAGCTCTTTTTGTGATTCGGTTTTAAGTTCCTCAACTATAATAGTATCTGTCATTTTTAAAAAATTGGTTAAACAATGAGGCTAAGTTATGAAACTTTTATTTAATAAACAAGAATTAAAGCAAAAAAAAGGATTAACCTAAATTAACCCCTTTTCCCCAAAGACAAAATGAACAGAACTAATCAAAGTTAATTATTTATCCATTAAGTCTGTAAAATTTTTATATCTATTTATCAACGAAAGTAAATCATCGTTTGAAAACTTAGCAGTTCCTCTACTTTGATCTAGTAATTCTTGTGCTATATCGTACCCATACTCTTTATTGAGGTTTATGGCAAATTGATATTGGCGACCTTGTGCCATCACATTACACCCATAGCATTGAGGTCTGGCATTTCTTTCTGACCATCTTAAAATATAATGCCTCCTAGAAATAAAATGTCCACATTGCATATAATCCTTATAGTGTTTTTTAACTCCACAAGTATAGCATTTAATAAAACCATTTTTATTTGCTGATTTTAGCCTAATATATAAGCTAAATAAAGTATCTAGTTTTTTTATTAATGATTTCCTACTAACCTTTTTAGGCATCTTTATCTTGGAATTGTAAGAACTTATTACCTACCTCTGAATTGATTTTAGATATAGCTCTATAAATGTATCTACTATTTTTTCTAATAATGTTTTTTTCTGTCTTTGTAAGATCACAACTAATATTATTAGCTAAATAATTAGATTCTAATTCTAGTAATCTATTTATCTTTTCTCTTTTAGATACTGTTTTATAACTTACAATTTTGTCTATTATGTCTGTATTAAAACTCATAGTTGTTTACAAATATAACGAAATATTAACAATAATTTTAATAACAAAGAAAGAAAAAAGAAAAACAACAAAAAGAAAAAAGAAAGAAAAATCCCTCCCCCAAGAAAAAGAACTTAATTATTTTACACGATCCAATAGGAGTGATTACCTAAAGTTTGGCAACTTAAACTGATTTGCGACAGCTTGACAAATATATAAAAAAAATATTAACGCCCTTGACCTCTATACTTTTTTTTGTATTGTTTACTAGATTTTAACCTAGATAAATTTTTACTATGAGGGTGTGATTTCTTTTTAGGTTTTCTATAAATAGCTATATTAATTCCTCTAGCCATTATTTTTTAAATAAACTTGTAGCTTTTTCTGTTGTCCTGCCTCCAAAATAAGCCAATACTACTGCCATCATAACTTTTTCAAATGTATCATTCCAAAGACTATTGATTTGAAATGGTATATTTTCAACACTATCTAAAATACCTGCTAAAGAAAAAATACATATACACCAAACTAATACTAAAGGTCTTACATTCTTACTTAACCAAGAATCAGACATACTATCTGCTTTCCATCTTTCGCTTATTTCTTCTATTTCTTTGTTTTGCTGTTCGTATATAAGTTGCTGTAGCTTGATTTTATCCTCTTGTGATACATCTGCCTTAGTTATCTCTGATAGTGCCTCCTGTGGACTTGTAACGCCCTGTAGCACATTAGCTAGGGTAGGATTAATAACACTCGCAGCTCCTAATAAAAGTTTTCCTACTGTAGTTTGTTTAAAGGGTTTTTTACTCATTTGTTTTCCTTATAAGATTTATAGCACATAGCTATTGCTTGATCCTTTTTATGATAATTACTAAGTACAGGAACACATCTAGCCATAAATTCCTTTTGGCTTTCTTTTGATTTTGGTTTAGGTATAGGCATTTTAATATAATTTAATATGTAAAACAAAAAATAGAAAATAAAAATTTATTTCTAAAAAATCATTTTCATCATCTTTAGGATGTATAGATACTCCTCCTAAAAGAGTTATGCCTGAAGCTGATCTATCAATTATAGCAACTTCATACCTCATTACATTACATAATAAGTGATTTGACTACCTTTTGCTTTAGCTCTTAATATTCTGTTTCTATTTGCTTTTTTACTTACATAAGAAATATGAATCCATCTAGGACTTGTACCCTCTTTAGCAGGGTCTCCACCTAGCTCCCATATCATCTGGTCAAAGTCTAAATTTTCTTTGATCCATTCAAACAACTCTCTATTAGATTTATCTCCTAAAGAAGTCATATCTATTGCTTGTCCTTTAGTGTGTTGGCTAGAGGCACTTGACCCTATTGATTCACAAAGTTCAGCACATCTATACATACTATTAATACGAATAGGATGTTCGCACCATTCCCTCAAAGGTTGAAACACTTTCTCAGCAACTAATCTCATATTCTTTAAGTGTGCTTCTGTTGGCACATTCTTAATTTTGAGCCTATTAGCAGTCTGAGAAAATGTAGCTTCCTTATAAGAAATATTACTACTTATCTTCTCCTGCTTCTTCTTTGATTTCTTCGTAACTTCCATCTTTTAAATCTATGTTTACTTTTCCATATTTTTCCTCAAGCTCTTTTTTTGTATCTTCTTGTTCTTTAACAACTTGACTATACAAATGATTTAAAGAGTGTTTTTGAGTTTCTAATAATCCCAAGTCGTGCAGTATTGCACCTTTCTTTTGTTCTTGTTCTTGGATTGCCTTTAACTCATCTTTTGAAATTTTACTCATTTTTTTAAAATTTAATTAATAATTACAAATATACTATTTCTTTTTAAGTTCTTCAATTTCAGCTTTCAATTCTTGTATTGATTTAACTAATAAAGGAACGATTTTTGAATAATCAACTGACTGCATTTCTTCTGCATCTTTTTCTCCACTAACTGCTTGAGGTAAAACTTCTTCAAGTTCGTGAGCCATAACACCATAACTTCTTTTATCTTCTGATTTCCATTTAAAGTCATATACAGGTATTTTAGAAACTTTGTCAAGCCCATTAAAATCTTTTAAATCTTCTTTTAATCTATAATCTGAAGATGTAAAGTAACCTGTAGCTGAGCCATCTGTAGCAATTCTTCCAACTTGACCATTTGGATTATAAAATGCTTGTAAAGTCATAGCAGCAGTTGATGTAGTACCCTGAAATAAAGTAACTCTATTGTTTGATTCCATTCCAAAACCAGAGCCAACAGGACTTGCACCTGTTATGTTTGATAATGAAGTTGTTCCAAATAAAATATTTCCTGCCCTACTTGCATTTAATCTTATTTGACCATCTCCTCTAACTGCAAAATGTTCAGCACTACCATCTTGATTTTCAACATAAAAAGCGTGATTACCATTTCCTGTTCCTCCACTTATATAAACTCCATTTGATACTGTAGAATCAGTTACTAAACTTAATTTATATGAAGATGTAGTTCTACCAATACCCACATAACCTGTGCTTCCAATAGCAAATCTAGTAGTCGCTGTTCCTGCTGCATTATGGTCAAATTCTAAAGTAGCATTGTCAAAATATCCTGCACTAGAATTAGCTTGAACAATCCAATTACTTCCATCATTTGAAGCTGTATTTCCTAATTTGATACCTGCTATTCTACTAACTGTAGTTGCATCTGCACCTCTAGCTACTTTCAAATATGTACTTCCTGTTCCTACTCCTGTATCAGCAACTTCAAGTTTATTATATGCAGTTCCACCTATTCCTACACTTCCTGCACTTGTAATACGCATTTTTTCTGTATTACTTGTACCAAAAACTAAATCATTTGCACCAGTACACCATCCAGGCGAAAAATCATTTGCACCTCCTCCACCTAATATAGCTGCGTGACTACCACTATAAGCAAAAGTTGATGAATTATTTTGCCAAGTAAAATAAGTTGCTGTTCCACCTGCTGCATTCCCATTAAGAGTTATAGCTCCTGCAACTTCTAAAGGTGTAGCAGGGCTAGTAGTTGAAATTCCAATTTTTTTATTATCTCCAATCCATAGAGCATTTTCTCCTAAAGACATATTCGCATAATGACTATTAGTTCTGTCAAAAGCATAAATACCCCATTTGTCGGCTGCACTATTAGCTTCAAAATGAAGTTTTAGTTCTTCTCCCCCCTGATCTGGGTCAGTTAAATTAAAAAGTTTATTAGCTGTTGCACTTCCAATAGAAACATAACCACTATCTAGAACATAAATTTTATCAGGAGTTGACCCACCACCTATAATAGTATCAGTTCCACTTCTATAAATAATATTTGCTGAATTTGCTTTATTATTTATGGTATCAGTTTTTAAAGTTGTAGTTTCAACTGTACCTGCAAAAGTTGCATTACCATCTTGTGTAAAAAGTAAAGCATCAACAGGACTACCTGCATTTTCTGATACAATTTTTAAGCTATTGTCATTTCCTGAACCTGAACCTAAATATTTAAATCTCCAACCATAACCACTTCCATCTCCTTTATGCCCTAAATATATACTTGCATCAGCACCATCTAAACCACTACCACCAATATATAAATAATCAGTTGCTTCAGCGTATGTCGTGCCATTTGCTAATTTTAATTGAGAGGTTATTGTTGCTCCTGCACTTGTTGTTTCAAATTTCTTAACATTATCGTAGTAAAGATTTACAGCACCATCCTCATTGGCATCAATAGAGCTTTCTCCATTAGCACCTTGTAGCCTTATAGCACTACTTCCCCTTATAAATAAAAGACCTGTTCCTGTATCTGTGATGTAACTATCGTTACCATCGTGATAAATACTTAAATCTGAACTATTACCAAATGTAGCGTGAACATTATCTTGAAAGTTTAAAAGTTTATATGCAATCATAAAACCAACTGCACCATTTATGCTTAAATAATCAGTAATACCACCAGAACCATCATCACATTGAAACATAATATTTTTATCATCTGCTAAATTTCTTATAGTTAAATCTCCTATATTATTAGATATAAAAGAATTATCAGATTCGTGGAATAATTGTAAATCAGCACTTGTGCCTAATTTTAATACTTTACTATCTGCTAAACTTACATTTCCACCAAAAGCTGCATCTGTACTATTTATTTGTAAATAAGTAGAATCATTTGCTTGATTAGTAAGATTAATGATATTGGCATTTATAGATAATTGTCTATCTATTAATGATGATATATGATTTACATTTGTTGTGTTATTATGGTAAATTTTAAAATCTGTAGCAGCTCCAAATATTAATTCTTTAGCATCTCCTAAACTTACATTTCCTGCAAATAAAGCATCCTGACTCGTGTCTAAGGTTAAAGCAGTTTGATTAGAATTTGTTTTAAATAATAAACCCTTACCACTCATACCTGCTATTATAGCATAACCTGTATCCCAAGTTAGATTACCATAATCAGCAGCACCACCCCAATCAAGAGTACCATCACTTTGCATTATAATTTTTGCAGTTCCTATTGTAGAATTTGCATTAAGATTTGCTACATTTAAATCAGCTCTTGCATATCCTGTTGCAGTTGTATCTACTGTTGTTGTTGGCTCTGTTGTTGTACCTTTAAATAAAGTAAATTTATTAGAATCTGAAGCATCAGAAAATAAACCTAAATATCTATTTGAGCCATCATTATACCTACCATAAAAACCAATATCAACTGAATTAGCTGAATTATCTTTAGCCATTGAGATTAAAGGGTCTTCAACTGCAAGTGTTTCTGTATTTACAGTTGTAGTTGTACCATTGACTGTTAAATCTTGTGCTATTGTTAAACTTCCTGCAAGTGTAGCAGTTGTACTTCCTACTCTAAATTTTTCTACGCCACCAATTTGAAAAACTTGGTCAGATGTAGAATTTAAAACTAAAGCACCACCAACTGAATTAAAAGTTATATCATTTGAATTATCTGTATCTGTTAAAGTTAAAGTTGGAGAAGCATTTGAAACTGATATATTTCCTGTTGCATCTAAAGTTCCTAAAACATCTACACCACCATTTTTTGTTTCTAGTTTCTTAACTGTATTATAAAATAGTTGTACTCCACCATCTCCTCTTGCTATAATAGCATCTTCTCCCCCTTGCGTGTAAATAAATACATCATCAGCACCCTGTAATACTAAATCATCACTAAAACTTTGTATATATAAATCTCCAGTATTATCTGCTTTAATATAACTATGTGAGCCATCGTGATATATTTGTAGGTCATCAGAAGCCCCAAATCTTGCTTTCTGATTATCTCCTAAGTCTAAATGGCTTCCCAAAGAAGCTGTTCCACTACCACTATTTGTGCTTAAAACACCTGTTATAGTTGCTCCTGCCGAAGTAGTTTCAAATTTCTTTGTATTATCGTAATACAAGTCAACAGCACCATCTTCTGTTGCTGCTATCATTAATTCATTTTGTGCTGCGTTATATAATCTAAAGCTTTTTGTTGTTAATATTAATGACCCTGTTCCTGTATCTTTAATATAAGAATCTGAAAAGGAATCGTGATAAATTTCTAAATCCTGTGAATCTCCTAATCTAATTTTTTCGCTATCTCCTAAATCTAAACCATCGGATATTACTGTTCCAGTTACTGTAACACCACCACTTCTAGTTTCAAATTTTTTACCATCATCATAATACAAATCTACTGAGCCATCTGCTTGAGCATAAATACTATTTTTACCAGTTTTTGCTTGTATTGATACATTTCCATTTGTGTCCTGAATATATAAATTGCCTGTTCCTGTATTTGTTATATATGAGTTACTGCCATCGTGATATATTTCCAAATCTGCACCATTACCTAATTGTAATTTTTTGTTGTCATATATTCTGAAATCAACTTGTGAATTCATATTGACTTGACTACCATCTAAGGTTAAATAAGCAGTAACTCCACCACTTCCATCATCACAATCAAAGATTATATCTTTGTTATCTGCAAATTGTCTAATTTTTAAATCACCTGTTTCATTAGTCAACAAAGTGTCTGTTCCATTATGATAAAATGCTGCATCATTTGCACTTCCAACTTGTAATAAAACTGAATTATCGTGTCTTGTATTTTTGCTAAATACTGTTGTAGTTGCACTACCATCTAAAGTTATATAACTTCCATAACCCCCTGAGCCATCATCAGACCTGAATATTATATCTTTGTCATCAGCAGTATTTTGTATATATAAATCTCCTGTTCCATTTGATATAATACTATTATTTGAATCGTGATAAATATTTAAGTCATTTGCATTTCCAAATCTTGCTTTAGCACTATCTGCCCAATCTACATCACTACTAAATGTAGCACTTGTAAATACTGAACCACCTGTTGCTGTTAGTCCCCCTGTAACTGTTGCACCATCTCCTGTTGTTTCAAATTTCTTACTATCATTAAAATACAATTCAGTTTTACCACCACCATAAAAAGCAGCCATTGTTCTATCTGATGTATCTTTAATTACTATGTTATTGTTGCCTTTTAAAAGACCATTAACTTGTAAATTACCTGTTATTATAACATTGTCTGGCAAACCTATTTGAAGTTGTTGGCTACCTCCTGATGTTTCTATTTCGTTTGCTGTTCCTACTATTGCAAATACTTGGCTATCTAAATCTACTGATCCTGTTCCTGAATCTCCACTAAAATCTAAGTCCTCTAAAGTTATTCTGGAGGCTACATAATCAACTACTGCTGCACTTGTTGGAATAGAAGTATCGTTATCATTTGAGGCAATACCATCGGCTTCATCTACAAACTTTGTGATTGTTATATTTTCTCCAGTATCTTTTAATGATCCAAATTCTAAAATAGAAGTTACTTTAAAATCTCCTGCATTATTCAAGTGCAAACCTGTTGCATTTCCAGAGCCATCAGTAAGCTCTCTTAATGAAGCTGAAATAACTGCATTGTCAATAGTCTTTATAAGACCGACATAAGTTGTACTGATTTTATTGTTATATAGACTTGCCATAATTTATCTTTTGTTTATTCTTTTTAATTTTTAAAAAAGTTTTTAGTTTTTCTATGTTATTTTTTTTTGGTTTATATCTCATAATACCCATCCATTAAAGGTTGCATCGTTTGATGGAAATATATCATCATTACTGTTGCTAGTATATTTAGGAAAATCACTTTGGTTAAAATCCATATAAGAAATAAATCTCCTTGCATACCATTCAGCGTTTGTTCTAGCCTTTTCTACTAAATAATCTACTTCATTTTTTGAGACTGTCTCACTTGTCTCAGTAGAGTGTTTAAATACTCCTCCATTTCTGATCTGATAGGCTGCAAAAGGAATATAATCCACTTGGGCGAACCAGATTAGTAAGGGGGCTATATAGTCGTTAAGCAATGTTTTAAATTTAGCATTAGCATTGTCATCTATACTACCATCACTAATCATTCCTCCTATCTCATTATATAACTCAGTTCCTAGATAATTTTGTATATGTATTTCTTGAGCCAGTTTAATAAATTGTATAAATTTATCTGTATCAATGTTTCCATCCAAAATTGAATTTCTTACTAAGTCTGTTCTATTTATAAATAACGCTGTTGCCATATTTTATTTATTTTTCTTTTTTCCAAACCCCATTTTATCCCAATAGGCTTTTGTGTAACCTTTATATCTCATATCTTTAGGTGCTACAGGAACTTTTTGTGCATTTCTAGGAAACTTAAATCCTAAACTTTTTGCTTCTCCTGAAGTTATTTCTTTTCCCATACCTTTATTAGTCCATTTTTTTAGATATGTTTTTCTATACCACCTGTGGTAACATCTAGCTCCTCCTTTGTATAACCAAATTGAGTAAGTATTTGATCCTCCTTTTCCAAAACCTGCATTTACCACTTTGGTTGTTAAAGACAATATATCTTCTTTTCTATATACTTTTTTTGCACTTACCATTTTCTTACAAAACTCTCTACTTACATTTTTACCTTTTTTAGTGGTTACTTTTGGAGGATTATAATAATATCTAACTAAAAACTTTTGAAGTTTAGCAACTGATTGTTTAGAAGTTCCATCTTGGTCGCTTTTTTTATGAGGTTTAGCCGATCCTGTGCTTACAAATTCATAGAACCTAGATAATAACGATTTTTTTTCTGTGTTTAGCTCTTGTATTACCTCATCTAATTCATCATCAAATTCATAATTTACCTCTCTATCATCTACTACTTCATAGTTTTTTAAAAGTTCCTCCTCATCTTCTCCTAGTTTATTTAATTCATCAGCTAGGTCTGACCCCATTTGGTTATCTAATTCTGGAACATCTTTACTCATCTGGATTCCAGTTTCTTCTTCTATATCTTCTTTGTCTTGTAGGTCAGTATCTACTTCAGTAAATTCAAGAGGCTGTAAGGTAACAAAATAAAGATTTAGTGCTATACCATTAAAAGCTAGTAAAGTATCAAAACAGTCTATTAAAAGCTCCTGAAATGGTCTAATAGTAGTGTTATCCATAAGCAAAGAAGCTGTTTTAATTTCATCTGCATTTGATCCAAAGCCTCCTGCATCTCTAATACCTAAAAGGAAAGGACTAACTATTCTGTGTCCTATCATTATTTTTTTACTACTCTCATCACTTAAAAATTGATACTGTTGGTGTGCATCTGATAATTGAACTGGAGTAAGTGATGGCTCTTGTTCTTTTGAATCTGAAAAACTAAGAATAAATTTACCTGCATTACTTGATCCACTAAACTTTTGAGCAATTTTACTTTCTAATAATCTTCTTTCTTCTTGATTAGGTACTCCATTGTGCATCGAGATTAACATTGTTGGACTAAGACCTTGCTGTATATTGTTAATATGGTAATTACTTATCTCCTCCTCAAGTTCACAGTATTGAATACATCCATTATAGTCTGGAGTACAATAATAATATAAACCTGCTTTGTAAGGTCTAACAATGTATATTTCTATAGGGTCTTTACTATATCCATAAGCTGCTATTCTTTTAGGTTGTTCGTTAGGCTTAATTTCTGCCCAGTCTTTAAAATAATAGTATGCTTCTATCTCTCCTTTTTCGTTACATTTTTCAGCTCTTAAAGTTTCTACTGGAAAATGCTCTACTTTTGCTATAGACTTTCTGTCTTTTGAATAAATAACCTGCATAGCACATTGACCAAATAGTTTAAGATCATAACAGAGCTTTCTAACAGTCTCTTTTTTAAACATAGACATCATCTTAGCGTACTCTTGAGGCTTTTTATTTGCATTAGTAGCATTTAAACCTTTTCCATAAATTTGTTGAGCTATGCCATTGATAGCAGCATTGTTGGTAGGACTACCATTATAACGATCAATAAGAAATTGAAAGTAGTTGTTATCTTCTCCAAATGAAACCCAGTCTCTATTGGCTTCTTCTTTTATTTCTGGAGTAGTGTAGCTGCTTAAATCAACAAAACTAATTTCTGATTTTGCACTTTTTGTAAATTGTCCTAAATTATTTCTTTTTCTATTTTTCATATTACAATATACTCATTATCAAATGAATTATTAGTAGTAAATTGACCCTTGTTTATATTATAATGGTCATTATCATTCTTTTGGTCTATATCCTGATCTGTGCAGAATATCCTATCTTTATAAATTCTTTCTTTTTGGTCTGAATCTGTTTCCCATACTTCATCGTATAATTCCCAGAGGCTTAAATTCATATTCCAATAGTTAAAATCAGCATATAAATCTATATCATAAAATCTAGCTTCTTTAAATATTGAGTTACCACTTCCATCTACATAAGAGTTTGAAAATGTTAAATAATTACCACTTGTTGTGGTTGTTTGTTCAAAATAACTAAATGTCTTATTAAGACTTGTATCTCTTACATCAATATTAAATTCCCCTAGAAAATATCTAGGAATTATTTTTAACTCTTGTAATGCTGTGGTCGTTACTACTATCATTATGTATATAACGAATAAAATAAGTCAATTTGTAAAATAAAAAAAGCACCCTTAAAGAGTGCTTTGATTATACTAATATTTAGAATTGATTAGTTAGGTGTGATTTGAGTTGCTGAGATAGCAGATGTAATAACACCTGAATCTATAAATGCAGGAGCTTTTTCTTCCTGACCCTCAAAAGTCATCGTAAAGCCATATAAATCCCCTGCTGCTGCACCAGTTACTATTGTTCCACCAGTACACTCAACTCCATTTTCTAAGCCACATAAGAGTTGGTTTCCTAAATAATCTTCTACCACTAAATGAGGTCTGCTAACAGCAAGAAGTTGTAATTCTTGTTGAGTAGCGTTATCTAAATATGGTAAAGTAAGATTAAGTGTTTGTGTATAAAAAGTCGTACCATTTTCACGAGAACTTGTTATTGATGTTTCAAGAGATGAGTTCCCTTTTACATCAAATTCAAACCACGCTTCAGAACCTGCAATAGCAGATATAGTGCCATCAGCATCTACAGTTACTGCTCCTAAAGTTCCATAATCACAAAAGTACACCTTTTTAACACCACCAAAACCAGTCTTACAAGGTAATTTTCTTCCTGTTGTTAAAGCACAAGCCATAGTTTTATTTTTTTAAAGGTTAAAAAAGGGTAGGTATTATGCTACCCTTTTATATAATTATTATACTGTTGGATCGTAAAGTACTATTTCACTTCCATATCCATATTGAACTGAAGCACTAAATCTAGCGATAAATCTCACATTGTCAGAACCATCAAGGTCTGCCATATCTAAAACTTTTACTAAATTCATATCATTTAAGATACCAGTTCCAAAATATAGATTAGATTTTTGAGCTAATACCATTTGGTTGTCATTAAGACCATTAGCAAGGAAAATGTTTACTCCATCTACCGAAAGGTCTTGACCAGAATACCACATTTGTCCTTTGTTATCTACACCATTAGCACCTACTCCAATAGAGTAACCACCCATAGCTCTAACATAAGCCTTAGCTACATTTTGAGATACATAAAGGTTTAAATCTTCTTTTCCATAAAGAGCTGATGGACAAGCATCTACTACTTTAGCCATTTCAGCTACTACATTAGCGTGAGTTACAGTTGTTCCTGTAATATCAGAAACATCAGCATCTGCTTTTGCTAGAGTTACTAGACCATCATATTGTCCTGCTGTTGCATTAACACCATTCCAAATATTTTGCTCATTTTTTTGAGCTATTTCTGCACCAACTTGAGCAATTAAGAAATCACTAAATTTAGGAGGCATCTTTTTGAAAGAAGAATATCCCATTTGTGCTGATTCCCAGTCTGAAATAAATGGAGTTTTACAAAGTTCCAAATTTACCATAAACTGCTCAGGCTGTATGATTCTTTCTGTAAGAGTTACATCTCCTGCATTAGTAAAATCACAAGCTGAATTTTGAATTAAAGATGCTGTCGCAACTTTTTTAATCACTTCTTTATAAGCGATATTCGGTTTTACTTCAATACCACCTTTTTCGATAGTGTTTGAAGAAAGTAGAGCTGCTGCTATATATTTTCCTGCAAACTGCCCTGCATAAGTTGAAGTTATACTTAAAGCCATTTTTTATTTATTTATTAATTATTAATTATTTTATCAAGAATCCTATCCATAGTGGTAGATTTTCTTTTTTGTGAAAAGGAAAACATATCTACTTCTACTTTAGCTTCAGGACTATGTTTAATAGGCTCAACAGCAGGTTCAGATAATTCTTCTTTTAATTTTTCTTCTGACACTTCATCAGAAAATTCTTCTTTTATAGTCCTAGACTTAGGTTGTCTATTTACATCTGGAGTTTCTTCTTCAGCTTCTACTACTTCTTCTGATTTAGGTTCTTTATCCCCTTTAAGATCAGCAATAGCATCTTCTAAATTATCAACTCTATCTTTTAATTCTTCGTAAGACTTAGCCCAGTCAGCTTTCTCAGCAGGACTTTCTTCTAAATCCGATGTTTCTTCCTCTTTTTGAGGAACTTCATCAGATACTTCTCTTACATCAGCAATTACACCCTCCTCCTCAACAACGATTAACTCGCCTGATTCTAGGATATACTCGCCAACTGGCATTGCGACCTTTTCATCATCTGTTTTGATAAAAATATCTCTGCCTTTTTCAAATGAATCTGCTTCTACAACAGTACCATTCTCTAACTTCCTCTCCTCAAGTTTTACTTCAAGGTCAAGGAGTGTACGAATTTTGTTTATCATTTCACTACTTTTCATAATTATACTTATAACGATTATTAATTTTAATTTTGCATTTTCAAGATGCAGTTCTACTAATTACCCCTATGCCTTGCGCCCATAATGAGCCATCGCAGCACTCCCTAGAGTAAGTGTTTCTGTCTTTACAATAACAAGCTCTTGAATTTCCTTTTGGACTTGCTATACTTGGGATAAATACTTTTTGACTTCTCATTTTATTTTAATAGTTTTTTACCCTTTTGAATTTGTTTTTCTCCATATTGAACAGCACTTAATGCTTCTTTATATTTAGGTATGTCGTTAGGACTAACTCCTAAATCTTTTGCTGCTGCTTCTACTGCCTTAATACCTTTTTTTAAAGCATTTAAATCCTCTTGTATAGATTCAATATCCATTTTTATAGATAATTTTACTTTATTAAGCTCATCTTCATCAATGTCTATGTTTTTTCCAAAGATTTTTACACCTTTAATCCACTTTAAAGCATCATCAACTAAACCTAATTCTATTTTTTCTAGTTCTACCTTATCTTCAGGGAGCTTATTAAATATTTTTTGGATTTCGTTTTTATTTATCATTTTAAATTAATTTATTTTAGGATATAATTTTTTATAGTCATCTATTATTTGACTTACCTTTGCGTTCCTTTTATTAGCTTCTAAAACTTCTGGTACATCATTTGGTCTTAAACCTAAATCTATTAGAGCTTTTGAAACTTCTGCACTATCATTTATTAATTTTCCTACATCTTGCTTGTATTGTTTTAATTCATTATCCCATTTTTGATGTACTTTAACATAATCTAAATATTTTCTATCCATAACTGAAGAACTTTTTAGCAGTCTTTTATCTAAGTCTATTGCATCTTTTAAAATAGATTTAGGTTTTCTTGCTAGTTCTACTCTTTCTAGTTCTACCTTTTCATCAGATAGTCTATCAAATACTTTTTGGAGTTCGTTTTTATTTATCATTTTATATTATTTTACTTGATTTTGCTTCAGCGTTTACTTTCCAATAAAGGTCGTTTACTTCATTTAAACCTTTCACATCTTTATAAGATAAACCTATTTGCAAAATAGCTGCTTTTAATTGGTTTAACCATTTTACAATTTTTAATATTTCAGGTTTAGTTGATTGTTTAAATTGTTCGTATTCTCTAATACCTTTTTGTATTTCTTTTAACTTAGTCTCGTATTTTGAAATATCCTTAACACTATTTAACTCTACTTTTTCTCCTTTTACAATACTTGTTATTTCACTAAGTAATAGATCAGCTTTTTGTTCACTTAATCCAGTAGTATTATCTTTAGGTCTTTCCATCTTGTCTGCAAAGTACCCCTCTATTGAGAAGCCTTTTACTTTTCCAGTCTTAACATATTCATTCCAAACATCATCATTGTTTACCTTAACTGCACCCATCCAAGTGCCTACAGGTACATTTAATCCATATTTTCTGGATTTATCAAACTTCTCATCCTCCACTATCCAACTCTCTACAAGAGTTAAGCCATTTAGTTCGTGCTTATGCTCAAGAGTTGAATTATTTTGATTACCATTTTTAAGGTAAAGCTGTGAGGCTTTTTCTACTGTATCTTTTGAGAAGTAAATATAATATTCATCTTCTCCAGACTTTCTGTATATAGGCTTATTAGGAATAAGTAATGCACCCATTAATATCTTTTTTTCTTTATTAACTTCTGCAAGTTTTATCTCATCAGACTTTAATGCTAAAAAATTTTCTTCTATTGCAGGGTTTTCTACTATTGAAATTGCCTCTATGCCCATCATACTTTGAGCTTCATCTAAGATTAATTCTATAATTCTCATATTTCTATAACGATTTTTTTGATTGATTTTGTATTTATCCTATTGCAGCACCATCAACTATATTTCTTTCTAGGCTTTGTGCTGTTGTAACATCATTAGAAACTACATAAGCCTGTACTGGTTGTTGTGATTGACCTCCTATAGCATCTGCTAATTGGTTGAAGCCACTACTAGCCACAGTATTAATGTCTGGAATTACTGGAGGAGGTGCTGATGGTATAGCAACTGCCTGTTCTCCACCTGTTCCTCCTTTAGCAAAACTTGGTGCTGTTGGTTCTTTTGATTTGGTTATGTTTTTAACATTCGCAATACCCCCTGCTATAACTGCTGCTGCCTGAATAAAGTTAAATGGAGGAGGTGCTGATGCTAAAGCCTTGTTTGCTCCTGCAAATGTATCTCTAATTGCTTGAACTAAAGCTATTGCTTTTCCAAATTTAGAGTTTTTACCTACTATTGTAGCCATATTACCCAAAGCATTAGTCATTAAGTCTTGTTTCTTATGAGCTATTTCAGTATCTATTTTATCTTGAGATTGTTGGTTTGCTTGTTGATAGTCTAATAATTCATTATTAGCATCTATATAGGCTTGTGTACCTGCTTTATAAGAATTTCTTTTAAGAGTTAATCTTTCTGTTTCTGCTTCTGCCTCTGCTACAAGATTATCTTTAATCATTTGCATCCTTTTCATTTCGTTTAATTCCATTTCAGCATTAAAATCTCTTTCACTTTGTCTCCTCATAGCATCTCCCTCATCCATAGATTGTTGGAGTTCCATTTTTTCTTTTAATAAGGCAACTCTATTTGATTCTTGTTCTGACATAAAGCCCTCTATTTGAGCTTCTACTGCCTTTAATTCATTCTTAGCTTCTTGTAGTGCTAGATTATCCTCATCTAGTCCTGTTAGTTTAAATTGAGCCTCTGCTGCTGCTAAAATAGCCTGAGCATTTTCTAACATTAACTCTTTTTGTTCGGTTAGTTTGGCTTTTAAAGTTTCATTAGCAGTAATTCTATCTTGAATACTATTAAGATCATTGTCTCTTATTTGTCTTTGTTGTTCTGCTTGTCTGTCGTAATCTTCTATAAGACCTTGATTAGCTACCCTTGCTAAATCAGCACTTTTCTTTAAAGCTATATTATTCTCTGCTGTAGCTTTAGCAGCTTTTATGTTTTCTTCAGTAAGAGCATTTGTTGTTATGGTTGCTATATTTCCAACTTCTGATATTGCTTCGCCAAAATCATTTACAATACCCCCTGCTGCTTCTACAGCATCAGTACCTATTTCTACTACATCATCTTTTATTTCGGCTAACTGTTGTTTAAGACTTGCTATTTTATCTTCATCTCCTCCACCAAAAAATGATGATTCCCAAGCTAACTGCGCTCCGAGAACTGCTGCTTTAATTCCATTAAAAGCCAGTTTAAATGGTGTTAATGCTATAGTAAGTACATTACTCATTATTCTACCTAGAGCATCAAAGTTTTCTGAGTTACTAAATATAGCATCTGCTACTTGATTGAATATAATTTGTGCAGTTTCAAAACCTACCCTTAAACTATCCATAACAGTCTGGTTATTGCTTACTGCTTCTGATATAAACTCAAAGGCTTTTTGTACAATAAATAAAACACCTGTAAATTTAGCTAAACCTCCTATAGCTGATCCTACTTTTTTAAGTTTACCTGAAGATTGTTCTGCTGATTTTCCTACATCTTTAACCGATTCAGCAGTTTTTTTATTAGCATCTACAACTTGCTTTTCAAGTTTAGAATACTCTTTTTGGAAATCATCAAGATTTTTTGCTGCTTCTTTGTATTTTAACTCAAAATCAACTACTACTTTTTTTGGCATAATTATTTTGTTTAATTTGTTTAACCATTTCTTTAAAACTCTCAGCAAGTTTAAATTTTCCTTGAGCTATCCTAATATTTTCTGTTTCTCCTTTTGTTACTTGTAATAAGTCTATTATATTTTTTATCATTATGTTACATTTAATAATTCTAAACTACTTTCTCCTGTTATTAGGTTAGTTGTTATACTATTAATTCTATATGTATAGTTATTTAACGAAATTTTATCGTTTAATTTTAAATTATATATCATTTTTAATGGCAAATAAGCCTTTACCTTTGTTAATCTTTGTTTACTATTAAAGACATTTTGTATATAAGTCTTATAATTATTCTCAAATAAAGAGCCTGTAAATGTAGAACCTCCTGTATATTCGTTTATTTCAGCATTAAAATTTATATTTTCTGTGCTAGTGCCTGATGCTAAAGCCTTACTATTAGAGGGTATCACATAAGCAGTTGTTTCATAAGTAGTTGTATCACTTTTTACACTTATAGAAGTAGCACTTGTTTGATAAAGAGCATAAAATATCACAGGGTCTCCATAATAAGAGGCTTTATTATCATCTACCATCCACCCCCATTGTATATCTGTATTTGCACTTCCTGTTTGATTTACTAATCTTTGATATTGTATATGTTCAAAAGGCACTTCTATAGTATAATCATTTTGAGGAGCAGAAAAATCTGAGCCATCTGAATAGTTTAAAGAACCCCATCCTGAGTTTTCTAGTTGTTCATATTGTTTAGCTAAATAACTTCCTAATCCTTTATACTTAAATTTAATTTCTTTAAATGGTAAGGCAATATCTACTGCACTTTTTTCCACATCTACATAGTCGTTTATATCCCAAGCTGTAGTACCTACTGCTGAGCCTTTACCCTCATTATAATAATCATCTAATTTTTGAACAACTATAGTTCCTACCTCATTAACATAAGCAGTTAAATTAAACATCTTAAATATAGATGAGAGAAAGTCTATAATTTTCATTTTAGGTATTTGTTCTGATATTACAAAATCAAAAGTAGTGGAGGTGCTTAAAGAACTATTAGACCTCCATTCATCAGTCCAACTTCCTGCAATAGTTTCCCCTCCAAGCTCTCCAGATATTTGCCATCTAATATCCCCTGAATTAAATGTTACTGTACTTGTTGATCCTACCGATACTGTATAAGTTCCACTTTGCATTGTAAAATCTGATTCAGTAATTATTTGAGTATTTTGAACATTTTGTTTTTGGTAAACTTGTGATCCATTTCTAAAAACTCTAATTGTATAATCAGTATTAGCAGTTGCAGCAATAAAAGATAAACTAAATCCTGTTATAGAACTTGGATAGGTTACAAGAGGAACAGGTATGTTTATACCTCCTGCTGAAGTGCTTGTTTGTGGACTAGCTGTATTATATGCTGAGAATCCTGTTAATTGTTGGAATTGCATAGATACCTGTTGAGCAGGTTCTACATCTCCTTTTTTTCTATGTAACCATAGATATAAATTGTACCAAGTTGTATTACTTGAAACAAAGAAATTATTTGAGAAAGTTAAATTATACTCACTTTCTATTGCTCTTAAAATTGCATCTAATCTAATAGCATACTTTAAATCACTCCAATAAACACCATTAACACTTGAAGCATCTACCCAGTATAGATTTCCATTAGCATAATTTGCAGGTGTACTATCATAATAAAGTTGTCTAGTGTGTGTAATTAATGGTACTATAATATTCCCCATAGTAGAAGTTAATTCGTTTCTGATATTAGAAAAATTATAAGGCAGGTTATTACTGTTTAAAGAGGTTAAGGCACTTAACTCATCCTCTCCTAAAACATCTTTTAAATTTACAGTATTACCAAAGAAAGTTATTTTATAGGCATAAGCCTTATTCTTTTTCATCTCTACACCCTCCAATTTTATATATCCTGTTTTAAATGGAATATAATTTAATTGAATTTCAGAACTTACCTTATTTCTAGCATCAAAAGAATTGACAGTTATATCAAAATTATAGTAATGTCTAAATAAAACATTGTTTGTTTTAGAGGCAGGTACTGTAAAGGACTGAGTAAATTCTGTAAAGATTTTAGATATATCTCTTACATTTTGTATTGATTGAGTTATAGATACACTCTCATCTTTGAATAAATCTACTCTCGTTCCACTTATATAAAGCTGTAATTTTTGCATTATCTAACATTGTTTATATAGTCAAATGATTCTTCAAATTGTATTGTGTATTCTATAAGTCTATCATTTAAGGAAGTCTTGTGAACCATATTACTTGTTTTGACATTGACTGGTACTATTTCATTTGTAGCAGGATCATTAGAAGTTGGTCTAACCATCCAAACATATTCAGATAATAATAGTTCTTCAAACCAAGCATTAGTGTATTCAGGATAATACCCAGAGCTTAAACTAATAGAGTTCTTTGCTTGTTTATTAAAAGTAGTTACAGCGTGTTTTTTAGTATCATAAGTAGGACTTCCTGCTGTTGAAAAATCAGTTAAATTTCTTTGATATGTTTCACTTTTTGTATTTGTCGTTTCTACTCTTTTTAAGAAAAACCATAGCTCTTGTATAGCTCCCCATTTATTAACAAATACTATTTTTCTACCATCTCCATATTTAGTGCAATCTATTCTTTTAAAAGTCACAGTAGTTGTTTCGACTGTATCACTTGTATCTCCACCTGAAAAATCTTGAGTTTTTAAATCTCCACCTGAATCAGTATATTGAAATGCACCATCTGCGCCTGTTGGAACAAACAGCTCGTAGGTATCTGGACTTGTTGAATAGTTAGGAGTAAATAAAACTTTTCTAGTTGCTATTGTTGGATTGTACCCATCCATAAATGTACCATAACCATCTAATCCAATATGAGTTACTGTATTTGTGTTTGCACCACCATATTGAACAATACTACCCCCTGCATTTACAGCATCATAAAAAGTTATGGCTCTTGAAATATCAATATGATTACTTTCAGGATAATCTGGAGGACTTAAAACTACTGTTGGAGTTAAATAATCTCTGCATAATTCAGCTATTTCAAAAACCACATCTGCACCTGCTGTACAGTCTTTAACTATAGTATATTTTAAACTACCCCCTATACTTAATTCAAGTTTAGCTGATAAAGCTCCTGATGGAGTTGTTAGTGTTTCGTATCTTGGACTTCTTAAAGGTATTGTAGCCATTTCTTATTTATTTGTTCCTAATATTATTCCTTTTTCTATATCTAATACAAAGGCATCTGTAAAGGCATCTAGGTATTTTTTCTGTCCTTGATTAAAAGGCTTTGAAAAAAACATAGTAGCTCTTAATCCTGATAAAAAAATACTTCTAGTTATTAAATACTGCATAGATTTTCTAGGTAAAAATTTACCTGTCTTTTTATCTCTTACACCTTTTAATCCTTTTTGCACAGTCCATTTATTTATTGCTGCTCTTAATCCTCCTTTTTTACCAGAACCAGAACCAAATCTATAAGGACTTGTAGGAGCTTTTTGTATTCCAGACCATTTTGATCCTTTAGGCAATTTATTTGGATTAGCTCCTTTAACTCCCTCATCTACAAACTCTCCATAGTCCTCCATAAAAAACTGAACAAGCATTGCTCCTTTTTCTATTTCAGGCTTATAGGATAAAGACTTATATAAAGCTCCTGTGTTGTTTCTATTAGGGTATTTACTATCCCCCCTATCTCTACTAAGGTTGCTCCGAGATTGCTGTATTACATATTTAGCATATCTCTCCAGTTCTTCTTTTACCTTATCAAATGTTATAGTTGCCAATTTAAACCTGCTTTTAAATACATTAAACTCTTATCCCAAAATTTAGTTTTTTCATATTCAGTAAATACACCAAATTTCTTTGTGATGTTCCACCCAAACATAACACCATAATTATAATCCATCCAGTCATTTTTTCCTAGATATTCTTCATAGCTAAAATTCTCATCTCCATATATATGTTTATGAATTGGATAAACATTACCCCAACTATGCAACCACCATTTACCTTTATTTCCATAGTGGTAGAAATCCAAACCTACAACCCCTGAGAGTGTTCCTAATATTCCTATTGCATCTATTTCTTTTTTATTATAGTCGTTTACTATATCTTGATAATCATTTCTTCTAAAATCTAAGTCTGTATCTGCTACTCTTTCCCCATCTTCATTTAACCAATACCAGTCAAACTCATCCCATTGACCATCTAGGTCATAATCTATACCATATCCTATATCTTGGAATCCATACTCATAGGCTAAATCCCACCAGTTTACATCTTGAGGAGATAGATATTCTTCAATAGGAGAGTAGCCATAAGGCTTATGAGTTCTAACTACTGAGCCTATAGAAACACTAAACTTTTTTCCTATTGGAATCCTCCCTCTAATATCAGCAGCTTTATAATCTAAATTGATTAAACCATTTTGCTGCATCTCTACTTTAGCACTCCAATACTTAGCTAAATATCTAACAAAATATCTTTGACTTGTAAACTCTCGACCTTGTTGTTTACCTTGTGAATACTGGAATAAATACTCTAATCCCTTTATTGATCCTGAGTTAGATTGTAACGAAGCGTTTTGTTCTGACCCATCATAAAACTTTTTAGCTTTGTTTTCGTAATCAAACCTTGCTATTCTCCTCCATCCAAAACTCATCATATAATCGTTAGTTTGTAGTGGAGTAATGTCTTGAACCTCCCCTGCTTGTGTTACAAAGTATTGTTGAGGCTGCCATAATGGACTTGATTCTGTATAAGAGGTGTATAAAGTTGAATACTTTACTATGTCTTTAAAGAATTGTCCTTGTGCTAAATTACTTATTAGCAATAAGATAATAATAAAACCTTTTTTCATTTTTCTTGTTAATTAAATCAAATGTTAAACCTATAGACAGACCTCCAAGACCTGTGGCTAATAAATCTTTGCCATCAAAATAGTTGTTCTGTTCTTGACTGTCTGCTATTTCTTTTATTGTTCCTACTAATAAAGCACTTGCAATAGATGATAATAGAGCTTTGTTTCTGTCCTGTGTTTCTTCATATACAAAATTATAAGTTATTGCACCTACAAAACCTCCTGCAAAATAATGAGCCTTTTTATCTATATCTTGTGCTTTCATACTTGTTACCACCATTGAGATAATGATGCCCAAAAAGATGATAACTTTTCTTTTACCCATTTCCATACTTGTCCTGTTCTTTTACAAGTGCAATTACACTCGCATTTTTTTTGTGTTTGTTTTTTCATTGTTAAAATTTGTCTTTTAATAATTCCTCTATATGTCTATTTATCTCTTTATCACAATTTTCAGGCAGCTTTAAATCTAATCCTGATTCTATCCTTATCACTTCATCTCCATTGTGATATAAAATAATAGTTGGTAGATATTTAATTCTTTCTTTTTTAAAAATATCCCCATTTTTTTCTATATAAAAAGAGTGTATGTTATAATCATTAAATGGTTTTAATGGCATCTCAGCACTCTTTACAAATGAAGCAGAGAACTGCACTACACTAATATCATTCTTAAAATCTTGACTATAAGAATAGCCACTAATTAGTATTGATATTATAAGTATTGTTTTTTTCATTACTGTTTTCTGCTTAATTGATATAATCTATCATCTATCTTTTGTAAATTTTCTTTTATTTCGTTTATGTCTTTTGACAATACATCTTGTTTTTCCTCTAGCCTTTTTACTGTTGATCTTACAAGCTCATCTTTATACTGGAACTCAATAGGATTTACTGAGTTTGTTTTTATTTCCTCCACATCTTCTGCATTTTGAGCTACTGAGGAGGATAAGGTTAAATAGGTTGTTGCAAGAGATATTGTAAAGGCTACAATTATTCCTATTGTTTTTAAATCTAAAGTTAGTTTTGTGTTTTCGCTTACATTCATTTTAGCATATTGTTATATCGTTATAAATTAGTATATCCATATTAGCAGACCACCCTGCTAATTCATTCTCAAATCTATCATAAAAAGGCTCACAGCTTGGGTCTCCATCTAATTGGTACATATCTGTATGTAACGATCCTCTTTTTAAAACTTGTATTAATTTGTTTATAACACTTAATTGAGTATTTAATATATTTTGCTCATTAGTATTCCCTTTGAATCTGTCTATAGTTTCTTCTTTTGATCTATTAACAATATCCATTACTAATACAGTAATATTAAATCTTAGTGCTTGTTCTTCTATTGTAACGCTGTTTACTAATATATGCCCTAAAGGAAATATGTCTTGTTTACCAAGATTAACATTAGATATTTCTCCAGATGAAACTGTGTTGATGTTTATATCATCAAGTAATTGGTCTTTTATAGTTTCAGTAATTTGGTAAAACCCTCTTATTCCCTGATTGCTCATTTTTTAAAATTGCGTTTTATTTGTTTGTTTTCTAGTTCCTGTTTCTCTTTCATAAAAGCTAACATCGTTAAACATTGATGCAGCTCTAGTTTAGTGATATTTTCAAATCTTGTAACATCTCCTTTAGAGAGACTGTAAACTGATTGATACCATCCCCATTTTCTGTTAAAGATAGATACTCCATCAAGGCTTCCTCTTGATTGTTCTCCAAATAGTTCGCCATAGTTTTTGATAAGTCCATCCCTAAACGAAAGAAAAAAAAAATTGATCCCATTACAACAGACATAGGCATATCTACCATTTCATCTTTTCTGTCTAAGGTGTATTCTTCAATTAAATATTTATCTCCTCTTTTTTCTTTAACAGGTCTATATAATACATTCATAGCTAAGTGCATATTTTGCCAGTCAGATATATTAGTATCTAAGTCAATATATTCCCCAAAAGAAATATTATTAAGATCAGGAATAAAAGAATACTCTTTATCTTCTAAATCAAAACTCTTAATCAATGGAGGCTTTTTTTCAAACATTCCATTAATGATATTAGAAACTCTTTCAGCATCATTCATTTTCATTTTCCTAACAGCTAGTGCATCTAAATTGCAAAATATCTCTATCATTTTACATTGAATAAAATAGGGGTCATCGTTCTGTTCTTGTATTTTGTGGAACTTCTGATACTGCCCTAAACTGATTTCGCTTAGATCATTAGGAACACTTAACTTCTTTTTCATAACTATATAACGATTTTAATTTAACATTTTTAAATAAAAAAAGAGTGAGCTAAACACACATAAAACCACTCAGGAAAATGCGTATCTGCTCACTCAACCAAACAAACTAATATAATAAACTACTTTTAAGTGGCTTTTATATTTCTAGTTTTTTTAAATTATCAAATTTGTCTTTAATCTCATTATATTTTAATAGAGCCTCGTTCTTGTCTAGCCTATAATCACTTATAGCTACTTTGTGCTTTTGGAGGTCTCCCTGTATTCTGTTTACATAAAAAGCAATATCAGTAAGAGCTTTAGAAAGAGCCTGAACTTCTTTGTTCTTAGGTCTTGCCTTACTCCACTTTAAAGCCAGTTCACAGGATAAAGAGATATTAGTAAAATATTCGAGATCGTGTAAGTTCTGTATTTTATCCATTATGCAAATATAACTAAAGAAATCCAAGTTAAGCCAAACAGCAATAACAAGAATATAAAATCTACTATTTTATTTATTACCTTTTTCATTTTATTATACTTCTTTTTTATCATTAACTAATAATTTAACCCAGTTATGTTCAGGCTCAAATGGAATATCCCACATTTTGCCAGTCATTTCAAAATCATATTGAGGTGCATCATAAGAATCCCAATCACAATTTACATATCGAGCCTCAAATTTTTTAATGGCTTCTTCTTTTGATTCTGCATCCAAAGTAATACTTGTTTTTACTTCTATTTCAAAATATTTTCTTTTACTTAAATCTATATTACTCATTTTTTTAATTTTAAGTCAAGCTGATTAGCAACATAACTAAGCTGTTCCAAATGAAACTTTTTAAAGAAACTCATATCCATTGACTTAGTTGGAAATAATTTAGCATCAGCGATTGTAGCAATATGGGTTTTATAACTCCATACCTCATTCCCTTTTAGATGGAGGTCGTGTCCTTTATATTTATCAAATTTAATTTTCATAATAAAATTTTTTAAAAATTAGATGCGAGAGGAGGATTCGAACCTCCGACCTTTAGGTTATGAGCCTAACGAGCTGACCAACTGCTCTACCTCGCAATTTAGAAAAGGAGAGAGGACTTGCACCTCTGCTGTAGGGATTCGACCCCTAGCTCACACTTTGTCTCCTCTTTCAAACTTAAACACAAAGCAAAGATATGAATAAATAAGTTATCCACCAAATATTTAATAACTTTATTTAAGAAAGATAGTAGCTACCCCTGTTTTTATTCTGAAGTTGATAGGTAATAGCATAGCGAATTGCATCAATTAAATGATTGAATTTGTCTATTGGAGTGTTAGACTTTCTCTCCAACCAAGCATAATTGTTAAGCTCTTTGATGAGGTTTATACTGTCCTGATCTACTATTAAATCATAGTCTTGTAATAGGCTAATACCAAAGGTTATTGATCCTTGTCCTTTAATACTCTTGACTATATTACATCCAGAGGCTTTGATTTCTGATAGTAGTCTAGGCTCTGCTGAATCTCCTACTATTAAGGAGTTCCCTGCAAATTGTTTATTTAAAGTAATGAGCTGAGTAGTAGTTAATCGAGGTTTATAAAAACATTCTTTTAGATATATCTTTTTATTTGCTATGTCTATACTGGTAGCTATTAGAGTGGAGGGATCAGCAGCAAATCCATAATCTTGTCCATATACAGTTACACCTACCTCCCTAAAACTACCTATATTCCAGTTGGTAAATATTACCCCCTCTGCTGCACTTAGCCAACCTCCAAGCATTTGATGTTTATATTTCTCAGGTCTCCTTTTCTTTATGTTCTCTATTTGCTGTAAATAACTTTCTGATAAGTTGTCTTTATTGTCTAGGTATGTAGTATGTATATATGTAGTATTGTCTTTGGTTATATTAGACCCCTCCTGTATTCCTTTATCCTCAAAGTATCTTCTATATATCCAATGCTCTTTGCTAGTAGGGTTTAATATTAATATAACTCTATTGTGGCTTCCTTGTTGTCTTACAGATAAATCTATCTTATCAAATGTATCTTCTGATGTTAGTTCTTCTGCTTCATCTAATACAAAGGTTGTAACGCCCTGTAGAGACTTCAGGTTAGCTGTTTGGTCTCCAGATGATGTCTTTATACCCTTGAAGATTATCTTGCTCCCAGAACGCTTATTTTTAATCTCATCTTTTGTTATATAGAAGTCATCAAATATATCTAGCTGTTCTAGCTTATCAATAAATTCTGGTATGATAGATACATAAGCAGAGGCTAAGGTGTATCTAGTAAATAGTATTGTATGTCCTTTTTCGTAAGTAAGTAATACTAAAAGGAGGTTTATGCTAAAAGACTTTCCTGATCCTCTACCTCCAGTTATTATAAAGTATCTTGATTCAGCTTGTGAGATAGGTGCATACTTCTTATTTATGTCTATCATTTAAACTTAATAAGGTCTTTGAAATTGATGTTAAAGCCCTCACTAGAATTAATATCTACTGATTCTTTAGGCTTACCATAACGATAACCAAAGTATAAATTCATAGCT